GCCAAAGGCGCGACAAAAATAACGATAGATACCGGAACCGGAGCAATCCTCAAAGGCAGCATCGTGACTTTTGCCGGCAATACCACCCAATATGTAGTTACTGAAGATTTCGTGGGGACAGCGGGAACCCTGAATATCGCGCCGGGGCTTAATGGCCCTGTCGCAACAGGTGTGGCAATCACAATCAGCGATTCGTTCCTCCCCAATGTGGCCTTTACCAGTGACGCGGTATTGCTGGCGACAAGGACGCCCGCGATGCCGGACGGCGGCGATGAAGCGGACGATGTAACCACGGTTACCGATCCTGTTTCGGGTCTGACTTTCCAGGTTGCCGCTTATGGCGGATATAGGCAGCGCAGGATAGAAGTCGGCGCTGCATGGGGCTGCAAGACTGTTAATCCCCAGCACTCTGTCGTGCTGCTTGGCTAAACTAAGGGGGAAGGTTTCGGCCTTCCCCTATACAAGGGGTAATTATGACAGTCAAAATGAAAAAGGGTGAATTGATACTCAATATAAACGATTCGCCTGAAAGTATCGCCCACGCTAAAACTCTTGGTTTTGCCCCTGTGAACGAAGGAGCAAGCCGTGCAGTCCCGGAAACTGCTGAACCGGTACCGGCTCCCATTAGCCCAACTAAAGGCAGGGGAACCAAAACGCAATCAGAATAATCCAGGGGCAAGCCATGTTAATAACCGAGGATGGAACAGGCATACCAGATGCCAATGCCTATGTAACCGCTTCCTACATTGAGAACTATCTCATGGGCGACAGGCTTGCCCGTTTCAATGGGCTGTCCGATGAAGATAAAGACGCCGCGATTATATCGGGAACCCAGTTAGTTGACATTTCTTACAACTGGATAGGCAGCCGCCAATCACTTGAACAAGGATTGAACTGGCCCCGTACCGGAGTTGAATTATACGGTTTTGCCGTTGAGGGAATTCCGGTTCAGGTGATGAAGGCAGTCTGTGAGGCGGTGTGGCTTTCATTAACCGAGGATAGCTTATTCAGCAATGACAATAACCGGGAAGTATCCAGCGAACGCGTGGATGTAATTGCAGTTACTTATGTAAACCCGAAAGACAGGCTGAAAGAAAGCGCAACAAGGTTTGAAATCCTTGATAAGCTGCTCCGCGGGCTGTATGCCGAGGAAAAATTAAGCGGTTCAAGCGTAGGCACAGCCGATATTGCGAGGGCGTAATGGACTATAATTCCATCGCATCCACAGCCAAACGCCTGATAGGTTCCAATGGGACAAAATGCGTTTTGAGAAACCCGGTTGAAAAACCTGTTTATAATCCCGGTACAAATGAATATGAAAAACAGGAAGAAGAATTTACCGGGCAGTGTGTTGTGCTGAATTATGCGGACAAGCTCATTGACGGGACAGTTATCAAAGCAGGGGACAGGGCAGTAACGGCTGTTATTCCCGGAGTACCGGAACCGGGCCTGTCCTTTATTGATGTTTATGACAAAGCAGGAAATCTGGCTGATACGTATCAGGTGATAAACAGCAGTCCAGTTAATCCAAACGCAACTATGGTAATTTTGTACAAGCTGCAATGCAGGAAATAAAATGAGTTCAAAGAAATCAAAGTTATCCAGAAAGACAGTGAAAAAAGAGATGCAGCGGGAAACGCAAAAGATTGCCGTTGAGCAGATAAAAGAATTATTTGCTGCTTCACTTTGGATACGCTTTAAGTTTGCGTTTCGGCTTATTTTCAAGAGGTAGCAATGGGCTGGCAGGGGACTGATCCAATAAAATGGGCCGCAAAAATGAAAGACGCTCCCCGCAATGTGATCAACGGTTTTGCTTTTGAAGTCTTTAGCCGTGTTGTGATGAGAACTCCGGTTGATACCGGGCAAGCGAGAAGCAACTGGCTGGTATCAATAAATGAGAATGACCAAAGAACATTAGGGGCAGACATAAAAACAAAAAAGATAACAAAACGAAAGGGGCCAAATGCGGGAACGACAGTAACCAAAAGATCGGTGAAATTGGAAAGAAATTTTAGCGACACAATTGAGCAAGGCCGTATGGCTATCGCTTTTGCTCAAAATGATGACAAAATAATAATTCAAAATAATTTGCCTTATATAAGAAAACTGGAATATGGCGGGTATGGGAAAACAATAACAAAGGGAATAATATTCAAACGAAAAAAGTTTGTTGCTTCAAACACCGAGAAAACTGTTGGCGGGTTTAGCAAGCAAGCACCGCAGGGCATGGTTGGACTGGTATTGTCAAAAGCAGATCAAATTTGGGATAAAGTTGCAAAAGCGGCTATGGGGGGATCGTGACAGACACATTTATTGAACAGACACTTATTGACGCTTTCCTCACATTGAACGAATTCTCCGGTGTTTCTTATATTGCAAAAGACGGAAACGGAAAGCCTCTCAATGTGGCCTTGCCGAATATTTCATTTACTGAACCTGCTGACAGCCGTTTCTTTGTGCTTTCGTTCTTGTCCAATGAGCCTGATCCGGCAGGGATGGGGACAAACGCCGATAACCGATGGACAGGGTTTCTCCAGATTGATGTGATGGTTCCGCTGGGGGCCGGGGCAGATGAAGCCCAGGCGAAATATGACGCTATCGTTAATCTGTTCCAGCGGGGGAAATCATTCGGCAGCATAATGATAACACGCACATACCGAGCAACTCACGGCGCGGAACAGGCGTATTACAGAACTGTTATCCGCAGTGAATTCACCGCCGCGCTTCCAAAATAACCTGCCGTATATACTTGCTTAGTAGATATTTCCGAATTGCGGACTATTCATGCACATTTTATTCTTTAACCAGAATTAATAATTCAAGGAGTTATTATGAGTTGGAAAACATCCCCAAATACAAACCAATACCTTGTAGAGGAAAACGCAGACGGAAGTTTGCCCGCAAATCCGGGATTGCAGCCGCTTCGATGGGTATCAAATTCATTGGAGGGGTCTTATGAAACGATAAATTCTGACACGAAACTCCCCGGCAGAAACCCTTCAAAGAACCATCGCGGGACAGATTCAAATACCGGCGATTTGGCTGTCAATTTCGCCGCCAATGAACAGGACAAAATGCTTGAAGCTGTATTGTGCAGCGAGGACGGGTTTGTTAAAAATGCTTTGCTGTCAGATGCCAGCCATGACGTGTTGGAATTGAAACCGGGTGTAAAACAGCGGTCATTCTCTTTGCTTAAAGAATACACCCAAGACCCGAAACTGTATCAGCATTTCAAGGGATTGCAGTTTAACAGTGTCGGGATTTCCTTCACGATCAGCGCATTGGTGAAACTCACCTTTAATTTGATGGGAGCGAACAACCCTGAACTTGTGGATACTCCGCCGTTCAGCATGGCAAATAAACTCCCTGCTTTCACCACAGAGGAATTCATCACACTTGTCGGGGCATGGAAGTTCAAGGGCCCGAATGACGCAGAGGCCGTTGAATACATTGACGGCGTGGACATCAACCTGAACATCACCAATAACATGACCAGCTTGCAGGGATTGTTCCAGCCGGAAGCAATCGACAAGTCTTTGGGTATGCTTGATATAACAGGCACAATCAACGAGTACGTCAAAGACGGAAAACTGTACAACCTTGCCAAGCAGGGCGAAGGCGGGGAACTGCACATCACGGTGCGCAGCGAGAAGGACGATGCGGAATATGAGTTTATCCTCAATATCAGTTTTGACAATTCAACGCTGAGCGGCGATGAGCAGCTCCAGTACGCTCTCCCCTTCACTACCTACGGGGAAGATCGTTTTATGATCCGCAAAACAATTAAGGCCGCATAATCATGGAAATAAATAATCTAGTTACACAGGATTTGGCAAACGAAGGGGTATGGACGCCGGTCACGCTTTATGGCAAACCGGCGGACTTTGATCTGCTCATTCTCGGGGACGACTCCGATGCGGTACAGCAGCACGGCCGGAAAGCCACGAAAAAACTGAAAAGTTCCTCGACAGGGAAAAACAATGATACGGAATTAGACGATGAAACCATTGATGAGCTTTTAGAAGAATTGGTTTTAGTCCATATAGCAGGAATTCGGGGCTGGAATGTTGAGCGGAAAGGGTCAAAAGAAATCTCAAAGAAGCCTGAGCCTGTTACATTGAACGGGGCTGAACTAAAAAACGATCGCGATTCATACAAGCTGCTTATATCAAAAATCCCGGCACTAAAAGAATTTGTGCTTAAAGTAGCGAGGGATCGTACCAATTTTTTGTCAGTGCCGAGCAGGAATTAGAGCTTGCCGTAAAGCGGTTTTTTTTCCTGCACGCTGACAGAACCAGAAAGGCCGGTAAGGAGTTAATCCATTACAACCACTTTGACGAACGCCAGCACATTATTGATTCGCTCGGATACAGGAAATGGGAAGCCGCCGGACAGAAAGAAAAATTCGGCGATATTCCCCCTCCTGTTTGCTTTGCCGATCTGTTTGGCTATTTTATTGATCTGTATTATCTCTGTCCCAATG